TCCAATCTCCAGTATTAGGTAAATCTAAAACATAGCCATCTAATTTCATTCTTAATGTTCCACCAGTATAGAAATTATGTCCAGACATATTAGAACTTGCACCATAATACATTCTTCCACCTGCATAACTATCTATTGGTCCTATGTAAGTAGTATTACTCCCATTTATTCCTAACACTCTTGTTAGTGTATTTGCAGAATCTCTTTGATATATATAGTTAGCATTTGCATTAAATACTAAATCATCTCCAACTCTTACATCGTCAGTAAATTGACCAGTTCCTATAACATCGAGCGAATAGCTTGGTGAGTTAGTTCCTATACCGACTCTATCAGTTCCACCATCTACCCATAAAGTATATAAACTACCAGTAGTTGCAAATCTTGTATTAATATCTGCTTGTGAATTATTAAATTGAATATTACCAGCACTATTAAATTTTATCCTTTCTGCTCCTCCTTGTTTAAAGAACATAGCAGTTCCACCTGATTCTATATAATCATTAGTTCCATTGTGATAAATTTGCAAATCATTACCTGCACCAATTCTTAATTTTCCACTATCTGACAATAAATTTAAATTGCTACTTGCATCAAAAGTAAGAGTTGATTCTACATCTGCTGTGGTACTATTACCATAAGTCAATAATCCATTAGCAGTAGACCCATTAAAAGATACTGTTCCAGTATTTGTAGTAAATCCAGAGTCATTATTAAACTTACTTAATCCAATAGATGATAATGCAGTTGATACAGCTTGATTACTTGCATTCCCTAAAAATATTTTATCTTGATTTAGATTTGGTGTTGCATTACTTCTACCAGCACCACCTACTTTAATACGACCAACACTAGAATCTCTTCTTAGCACTTTACCAATGTTTTGTATTAATGATGATTCTCCACTAGGAGGAGTAGCTGTTAGCGTATTTCCAGTAGTACCACTTGTACTAACATATAATACATCTCCTTCTTCGTAAGAAAATGTATTTATATTAGATAAATCACCAAATGTAATAATTTCTATACTTGCATTAGCACTTACTGTTTCTTGAGCAATACCAAACGCAGGCATCTTATTACTATCATTTGCATCAGCAATATCTACAGTAGGAGTATTTCCACTAATACCAGATACATATACCGCATCACCTTTTGTAATAGCTACATCTGCTTTTGCTGTAAACTTTACTGGACCTCTTAATGGACCAATAAATTCAGCAGCAGTTAATTCACCGCTTGTTTCATCATCGGCATCTGAACGTAAAAATTGTGTAGAGTCTAATCCATCTAAAGTGTCTGCATCTCCACCACCACCAATAGGCACCATAGTATTACTAGCACCATCGTGTATGTATAGAATATCAGCACTATAATCGTATGCTAACTCATATGCTTCTGTATTACTTGTAGTGGGTGTACCAGACCCTCTTCTAATTTTAATGCGATTAGCCACTAAAATAACTCCTTATTAATAACTTCCACCATCAATGTAAGCACCATCTAGGTTTCCTGAAGTATTGTTTAACGTCATTGTACCAAATGCTACATCTCCAGCACTACCACTAAATACTTCACTTGAATTAGTTGCATCAGCAATAAATGTAAATTTACCAGCACTATCATCATATCCAAAGAATCCTACTTTAGCTGAAGTACCATTATGGTATTTAAATTCTATACCTCTATCTTTATCATCATCTCCAGTTAGTGCTTCACCACCAAGTGTAAAGATAGGGTCTTCAATAGTAACTGTAGTAGAATCTACTGTTGTAGTAGTACCTTCTACTTGTAAATCACCTTTAATAACTAATGTCTTATCAGACTTTAATCTCATAGATTCAGTTGCTACACCACTTGTTGCGGTATAGAATACTAAATCAGTAGTATTTGTAGTAGTATTAAATGTTCCTTTTGCTTGAGCTGCAATAGAAGCCGCTAGTTGTCTAGCATCTCCAGTATCAGCTTCACTAGGTGCTGCAAAATCAATTCTACCTAATATATCGTTGTTTAATACATCAGTTTCACTAGTGTATAATCTTAAAATTGCACCAGTTCCAGTAGTTACAGTTAAATTGTTGTCAAGTGATAACGCCGCATTAAAGGTTACACCACCAGATGCACCAATGCTAAACGCTTCAGCTCCTAAATAATAACTTCCAGGAGTACCAGCTAAGTAATGAAAACTATTAGAGCCTACATTTGCTGCATAAATATTATTTAGTTCTAATGCACCGCTTACAGTTAAATCGTTTGCTACAGTAGTATTACCAGTACCAGCATCTACTGTAAACGCCGCTACACCTGAGGTATCATCTACAATAAAATCTACATCAGAAGTTCCATTACCAATAGTTACATCATTATCAGTAATATTAATAGCATTAATTGAAGCTAAGCCCATCATAATACGTATAGTATCAGCTTGTGTAAAATCTATAATATTATCGTTATCTGCATTACCAATCTGTAAACTTGAATTATAAATATCAGTAATAGTAGTTTGTGTTGGATTAATAGCAAATGTTCTTGCTGTAGCACCATCAAATGCACTACCAGTTAATCCACTACCTGTACTTAATTGATTTGGTACTTTTAATACTGATAAACTATCCGTAGATAGTTCCATTGTTGTTCCATCAGCCGCATTGGTATTTAACATAGTACCTTCTACTGAGTCAGCTGAGATAGTTAATGCACCACCACCAGATATAGTAGCATCACCAGAAACGCTACCATATATAGCATCTCTTAAATTACCAAATGTTATTTTCTTTTCAGTACCCGCATCAGAAAATGCAAGATAATCAGTTGCCGCTATTCCTGTACCACCTAATGCCGTAAGATTGTCAATGTTTAATGATACGCTTAATGAATTGTCATCATTTCCACTACCTAGTGATACTGCAATACCATTACCAGCACTTACATCAGATAAAGTTGATAAATGAAATGGTTGTACAGTACCATCAGAAGCTGTTTGTTTTCCTATAAATAACTTAGTTCCCTGATTATTCCAAGCTAATTCACCATAAGTTAAAGAAGATGGATTTGTATCTGAGTTCCAAGTAGTATTTCTTTTAATTTGAATTAAATTAGCCATAATTGTTCCTCGGTTTAACTATTAAATAATCCCCCGTCTATTCCATCAGCATCTACCCATTTAGAACTAGTATTGTTATATACAAGTATAGCTCCATCTACTGGTGATGTTATATCTGTATCATTCAATTCTAAAAGTGTATCTTCTCCTTGAACTGAATTATCAACATAAGTTTTTGTTGCAATTGTATCATCAACGGCAACGGTAATTGTATTTCCTGAACCAGAAGTGTCAATTCCAGTTCCTCCAGATACTAATAATGATTCACTATCTAAGTCAATAGATAATGCACCACCCGTATCTGCTTGAAAGTCTAAATCTTGTGCTGTAACTTGAGTATCTACATAATCTTTTACCGCCGCTGTAGTTGGTAAACTTGTATCATTATCTGATGAACCTAAGCCCTCAGTCTCCGTTACAATTGCAGTTTCTTTAAAATTATCTACTTCTAAATTAGAAATAGTATTGTTATCAGCGTCAATTGTTTTGTTTGTAAGTGTTTGTGTTGCACTACTTGTTGTAGTATCGTTTAAAGCATCTCTAACATTAGTTGCTGTACTATTATCTAAACTTACAGGTATTTTTGCTGCATCAATAGTAAAACTTTCTTGTGTTTTAACACTATTTTGTATTCCTACAGTTTTTGTAGCTGTATTATTTTGTAAATCAGCTTTTACTACTGGATTAGATTGTAATTTTACAGTAATAGCCATTATTCTACCGAATCAGTAAATTGCATATCTAATTGTACTGCTCCCTTTGAAATTACTACATCACCTTGTATTTGTCTTATATATGCACCGCCACCAGTACTATCTTTTTCTACTAAATCCCAATATCCTTCAAAATCATCAGCAAAATATTGTATAGCTTCTGCTGGTAATGTTATAATTACGTGATTAGAACTTCTATCCGCAACAACGTCAAAATGTACTTTTGTTACATTACCAGATTCCCATACATCACTACCACTTGCTGTACCATCAGTTCCTGTAGTTTTGTTAGGACCAGTAAATGAAGTATGGTCATAATCTGTAACAATAACTGCTGAATAGCTCATTGTTGAAGACATTGTATGCGTGTCATCAAACTCAATAGTAGCTGAAAAATCTGAGTTTTGTTGTAATTCTAAATCTTGATATTGATTTGCTGAAATCATTGAATACTCCTAATATAAAAATACAACGTTTGTTGAACTAGATTTTGTTGCACTAATTTGATATGTTCTACCCTGAACTAGGTAAATACCTACATCAGTATCATCAATTGTAAGTGTTACTTCAGCACTTGTACCATTCATATGAACAGCTCTACAAGGGTCCATATCAGAACCAGTTGCATCTACTGCTTTTACGTATGGCGAAACACTTTCACGTACTTCATAATCATTTAATTTCTTAGCCATTTTGTTCTCCTATTATTTAACTGCAAATGTTTTAATTGTACTGGTAAAAAAGACTTTATTTTTATTGCCTTCGTTATCAGAAACTTTTTTATAAAATTCTCTCATATAATATTCTTTTTCTTGAAGATTCCCCATACGCTCAGCTAATTGTGCTTTTACATAACATACAATTGCTAATGACAACACTCTATTTACATTAACGTGTGTACTTTCATCAGGCGCTAAAACTTCTGTTAAACTTGAATCAGCAGTTGTTTCTGGGTCTTCTTCTACAAATATTTTTTCTAGTTTTGTATATTCAATGCGCAATCCATTAGTAATATTTTCATCTGGATAAATAATATCATCTAATGAACCACCCTTTACTCTACCTTGGTTGTCAATAATTCTACCAGCACTACGAACTATTTTGTATAAACGTAGTTTTCTACCAGCTTGTATAAATGCATAGGTTCTATTTGTATCATAGCTCATGGATTGGTATCCTCAGTTACTAATGGTTCTGAAGACATTCTTCTAATTTGTTTATACTTATTATCATCTTCAGTATCTAACACACTTATAGATTTGATAGCAATTAATCCAGGAGGTAAATCATAATCTCTTGTATCTTTTACAATGTTTTGTTTATTTACTTCTGTATCTAATTCGTTGTTAGATTGTATTTCCATTATTGCATCTTTAATATATGCTATTGTTAAATTTGTATCACGAGTATTTGCTCGTTCCATTATTTCTAAAACTTTCATCGTTGAACCCTTTCTGGTCTACGTTGTGATTGTTGTTGTGGTTCAGCAGCCGCTACTGCACCAGTAATACTTCTTAATTCAGCAATAGCACGTTGATAAAAATTTAATGATTGTTGTACTCGTGTATTTGCTAAACTTAAATCTCCTTGAGATACTGATATAACACTAGCCGCCATTTCTGGGTCTTCATCTTCTAGCCAATGTATAGCACTTAAACTTGTTTTACTTGTTGCATCAGTACTCTTTACCCCACCTTCTAAAATCTTTTCAGCATCAGCTACATTAGACAAACGCAACATATCCAAAGAAGCCGCATATAATATAGCGACATTCTCATATTCCGTTAATATCCAAGCATCTGTGTTTTCATCAATAATTGGCGGTGCTGAATAAACAATAACTCCTTTATCACCATTTCCAGCTGTAACTGTGGTGTCTGCTACCGCCCCTGGTTTTGTATAAACCAAATCTGAAGTAGTATCATTATAATCAGGGTCTGGTTTAATAAATATCTTTCCACTTAATTTATAATATTTAGGAAACATTTTTGTTGGAAAGTTTAAGCTATCACTTTCATCAGTTAAATGAATCATTCTATCAGGGATTTCTTGTGCAATTCTTCTTTTTGTTCCATCATAACGATATACTGCTAATACTTTATCATAAGCAATAGAAGAACCATTACCTATAATATTTGTATCTACATCATCTACTACATCTTGTCCATATATTTCTATTTCAGAAGCAACAGACCATAAAAACTTTTCAGGTAGTGATGAAACAATAAATTTTGCACCAGCATTCAAATATTCTACTAAGAAACGAGCTTTGGATTCGTTTCCAGTAATATTATTTACTTTTTCCCATAATCTCATAATTCAATCCTTTTCGCAGTCCACCCCCCAAAGGGAGAAAGGAGGTAAAGAACCTTCAGGGGGCGACCACAAATTACCTACTTAGTACTTTAGTACCAAATAGCGTGTGATTCTGGCATCATAAATTCGAAACCAGCCTCAGTTAATATCATATCGACTCTTTTATCGATACCTGAGTTCTCAAGAGTTTGAACTCCGACATAGATAGAAGTGTCTCTATTAACCCCATTAGCAACAAGAGGTCTGTATTTAACATTGTTCATGTTAACAGCTAAGATTTTAACGTGAGAACCATCTAGTGCAATACATCTTGATACATTTAAATCACCATATACTGTTGAGATAGTTGTTACATCTAAGCCCATAACTTTCTTACGTCCAGTTACAGCTAAGTCAGCTCTAAATTGTCCGTCAATGCCAATGTTGTTACCAAAGAATCCACCTAGTTTGTGTAACCAAGTGTAAACCTCAGTAGAACATAGGAATACAGTCGCTTTATCATTGTTGTATCTTGGGTCTTGATATTGAGACATATCTTGTAGGAAGTCATCAATACTCTTACCACTTGTCCAAGAGAAGATGTTTCCATAATTCAAGACATAGTCAACCGCACCCTGGGTATGTTGAATCCCAGCAGAATCACTCATTTGACTTGAGAATAATCCAGCGTGTTCAATGTCCCATTTGTGTTCAATTAACTTTTCTTTCCAAGTTCTTGCCCACTCGTTTGGTTCATATTTAAGAGCTGTTGCTCTAGCTGTATTAGTCATACCAAATTCAGTTCTGAAAATCTGAGTTTGTCCATAACCAGTTGAATAAGGGTTGTCTTTCCAACTTTTATTTAGAAGTGAAGAACCTTCAGCGTAAGATGTACCTACAACCATAGTTCTTTTACCTTCTAGGTTTTCAGCAATGTCTAGATTGTATACTTCACAAACTGGGTCATCGCCTGAAAAGGAAGCCAAATAAATGTTAGCAGTTGAGTTGTTTGCAGCTTTAAGAACTGTTGCTTCAACTTTTTTAACTTCAGCAGTTGCTGAACCGCCACCACCTGATAGGTCTGCAGCTTCTTGAGCGCCTACAACGTCAATTCTTACAAGAATGTAATCTTTAACTGCGCCACCGCCATCAACATCAGAAACAGGTACTTTAAGAATTTGATTTGGCATCAAAAACTCAGGAGCTGTTCCTGCATCACCTACGTGAATTTCGGTATTTGAATTTCCTTGAATGTTTTGAATGTTACCTGCTGAATAGTAATCACTAGCAACAAATAATTCAACACTTTGATTAGCCGCTGTAATAGGAGCATCACTTGTGTCTTTAATATCTGCTGAAGTAAATACATCAGTTGTACCATTATTAAAACCTACTACATAGACGTATCTTTTCATAAAAGAATGTCTTTTTTCGGTATATTTGAATTGTGGGTCATCAGTTGGTTTTTTCGCTAAAGTTGAAACCAATCTGAAGAAAGGTGTCTGAGATAGAGCTAATTCTGAAAATCTTTCAGAAAAGTCATATCGTCTACGTAAATCTCCAGTATCTAACGCTGAACCAGCAATTCCGCTAAAACCACCTTGGCTTAATGCTGTACTATCAACAATTGCCAAAGGGCTTGTTTTGGGATAACTTGTATCTGCCATTTTTAGTCCCTCCTAAGGGTATGTTTAGGTTATTATATTATACTATCTAACCCAGTACCTGTCGAAAGCAACTTATCAAAGACGGCATCGTCTACTGATTTTTCTTCTCTTTGTGCGTTCCCTGATGATGCAATACTTGTTGGCATTTGCCTAACGTTCTTCATCTGATTAATTACTTCATTTCTAGTATTATTAGCTACCGCTTGGTCTCTATTTTCTCTATTCTTTAAGTAATAAACATCTTCTAAAGTAAGTTTGTGTGATTTTGCATAATCAATTAAATCTTCGTATTGTTCTTCAGAAACATTATGTTTAACTTTAAACTCTTGTTCCTCAGAAGCTCTACGTGATTGTTCTGATTGTTTTTGAGCAAAATCATTCAATCTTCTTTGCACCACTCCATCAACAGTTGCATTAAACAACTTTGCTGATTCTGAATTAGGGTCTGACACAGCTTCGTCATAATCAAAGACAAAATCTTCGTCTAATCCTAATTGCTCTTTTACACTTGTAGGTGCTGAGCCACCACCCTGAAAATAACCTCTAACGTGAGAAATTAAATTCGGGTCCTCTTTCATAGCATTTAGTAAAGGCATATAAGGTTCTAACTCTTTTAAACGAGTGTTAAGTCGTTTAGCTTCACGAGAAGAATCACTATATCTCTTTTCTAAATTTGCTACATCCATTTCTGGATTAGCTACTTGCTCTTGTTGTTCAGGGTTCCCTTGAGGGGAAGTTATCTGCGTCTGTTGAGCTGGTTCTGGACTATCTTGGTCCAGGGTTTCACCCATAACTTGTTTATCAAGCTGAGAAAAAAAATCTTCTGCAACAGTATCATTACCTTCATCTTGAGGGGCTAACTCTTGATGCTGTTTTCTTTCCGCATCATCAATCATTAGGTTGTTCTCTATGTTTTCCATACTGTAAATCTCCTTAATTTACTATTATTATTCTGTATTATCAACGTTTTTATTTGATAATTCTTTTTCTCTATCTGTCATACGTTGTTGCAATAGTTTTTGTTGTGCAATAGTCTTAGTAATTTGTGAATCTATTTCTCTACTACCTTCGTCTATTCTATTTTGTATTTCAGATTGAACTACTTGTCGTTGTAATGTTTCAATAGTACTTTCTCTATCTTTCAATGTTTCAGTTAGACTTTCTAGCTGTGATTGTAATTGGCTATAAAGTGATTTACGTTGTAAAATAGATTTCTTGTTACGTATATCAGTATGTTCTAGCATTGCTATATCATCTATAAGACCAGATTGATACCATTTGAAGTATTCATCTAATAATGCCCAACGATTAATTGGTTGTGTTGCACCAGCTACAATACGAATATCAAATTGAGCGGCGCTATAATCGTTAAAGCGTTCTACAACTTCTCCAAAATCATTGTACATAGGAATATTAATAGATACTTGTTCTATTTCACCTTGTGTTTGACCAGCTTCTGGTTGTACAATTCTAAACACTTTCTGTGATGTATAGGTAAATTGTGCAATATCTTTAAACACGTGTCCTAAATGTTCTAGGGCTGGTTCTACACAATTGTTTACCCATTGTCTAATTCTTCTTGTTCCATATTCATCCATTGCTAACATACCACGATAAGTTTCGTGGCTATCTTGACCAACACCTTGCATACTAGATGAAATACCACTAATGTATTCTATATCTGCTTTACCTTGTTGAGTTACAGTATAAAACGCATTATTAATTGGTAATGGTTGTACTGGTGTAGGTGGAGTAAATCCTTGTCTAAATTTTAACATCGCACCTGGAGCAGATGAATATTTTTCCCATTCTTCTTCATCTACAGCACCTTCGGTGTATAACCATCTTAGATTACTTGCAAGATTTGCATTATGTAGCATAATTTGATGTGCTTTATTGATTTCTCTTTGTTTACCAATCATAGGCAATACTGCACTCATAGGAAATGGAGTATTAGTATGCATATATGGTATTGGAACAATTGGATAATCTTTAATTGGCAATATTGTTTCGTATAAATACATATCACCAGCACTTGCACACATTTTTACTTGTGTTTTGTAAAACTCTACCGCTTCTACTAATTTATTTCTAAACATTGGACTTTTATTCAAATCATCAAACTCGTCTTTTGTCATTACTTCTTGTATAGTTTGTGTCTGAGCTTGAACCATTTGTGCTTCCATTAATGCCATTTGTTCATTAATCTGAGCAGCCATTTGTTCTTGTGTTTTTTGTAATTCAAGTTCCATACGTTCTTCAAGCATTTCACCTTGTGCTACAAGTCCAGCTAATTCTGTTTCACGTTCTTTTAAACGCACATCATTTTCTTGAGCCATCATTTCAACATTTGATTTAGCTTGTTGTTTAATAGCTTCTAATTCTTCAGGGGTCGGTGTTTTCTTTAAAAATACATTAACAAAAGGTACACGTTCTTTTGTGTACACTTCATAGTAATCTAGAATTTCATCTTGTTCGCCTTCTAATGTATATGCTTCTTGCTCTACATCGCCTGGTTGTATATTTGTAGATTCGTGTATATCACGCATTGAATAATTTTTTGTTTCAGCATTTCCTGAAGCTCTAACAATTTTACGTTTAAAATCAGGAAACATTTTTAGAAGTTGTGTTTTAGGTAAATTCTTTTGAACGATGATATAACTTGCATCTCTATAAAGAAAGTCTCTACTCATAGGGTCTACATAGACATCATAAGGGTCAATAGTTTTGAATACTACTTCACCCATACCTTTATCAGCATCAGGGTCAATATCTACTCTAAAAAATCCTACACCTTTTACTAAAGCATCTTGTATAACATTACCAAACAAACTTTTACCACCAGATAAATGCCAACAATATTCAGCAACCATAGAGTGTACGTGTGCAATATCAGTATCACTACCATCTGTACCTATTGCTTGCCACTTTGGATTGTTTGCTGTAACAAAGTATTTCATAATTTCAATCGCTGGTGTAATACGATTGATAATAAAGTCTGGCATACCACCTTCTCTTAAATCTTCTTGTTCCTCAGCAGTAAGTTGTTCGTTTAAATAAAAATCCATACATTTTTGAGAATCCATAAACCATTTTTTACGATAATAACTATTTGATTTTTGAAACAATTCTCTATTTTGCAATGCTTTGTTTTTTCTACCTTTTTTAGCCATAATTATTTCTTCTTAACTATTTTTTTAATTTTACCATTATGTGTTCTTGCAAATTTATGTTTTTTAGTTTCTCTAATTAAAGTTCCACTATAACGTTTGCCTCCCCACATCCAACTTACTTTTTTAGTCATTTCTTTTTTTTGCCTTTTCCTGTTTTTCTTTTTTTAGGCGGTCTACCTACTTTAGTTCCGTATGTTCCTTTTCCGTATGGCATAATAATCTCCTATTAATCTTGTATCTCAAAATGCGGTAAATCATCAAAGTTATTATCTTTGACTTGTGTATCAGAATCCCAATCTCCACCCCAACGAATATTATATCCTAATGAAGTAGCTATTCCTTTTACAAATCCAGCAAAATATGTAAATCGTTCTCTATCTTTCCAATCTACTGGATAAGGAGCAACGTCTACAGCCATTGATGGATATTGATTATGTTTTCCTTTTGGATATTTTAGTTTACTAAATCCTTCTTCAAATAATTTGTTCTGTTCTTCTTCTCCACGATGTCCTTGTAATACAGTACAATCAAAATCTTCTACAACTTTTTCAAATATCTCAATTAATCTTGGGTCGCAAGTATTTAATCGTTTCTTTGATGTATTTCCAAATTCAGCCATTATTGTTTTTTAATTGCCTCAAAAATATTAAATTTATTTAATTTACTTTTAGCTCTTTGAACAGTATCGTTATAAATTTCTCTATTTGTTCTTGCTTCAGGAAATACTATTTTATATTCTTCGTCTGTTAAATTATTAATACCACTTTGCCATTTTTTGTACAATGCTTCGTTTCCGCTTTCTAATAAATGTGCTGGGTATCCTTGTTTTTTTGCATACATAATATTTGAAATGTATTGGTCATCAAATCCTTTTTGCAAATATTCATTATATTGTCTATCAGCTTTTGCAGTTTGTGGACCATAAATTCCATCTACTTGAACATTAAAATTCATATTTTTTAATTTTTGTTGAAATTCCATATCCTTTTGATTTTTTGTATATGGTTGTGCGGCAGTACCCATTTGACTAAAATCTTGCATATATCTAGGAGTTTTCATTGGAGCAGCTTGTGAAGGACCAGGATTTTTAATAGAACCATCTTGATTGTATTCTATTGTACCTATAGGTTTTTCTAGCTTTGGAGTAGGCATTGGTTTAAATGCATTATCTCCAGGACCATCATTAAATTCCAAACCAGTCATTATAGGTTTTTCCATTCTAGGTAAATCTCTTTGTTTCTGTTGTCTTAATAAAAATGCCTCCATTGTCTCGTTTGCGTATTTTTTGTCTTGTGGCATAACTTATTCCTTATTTTTTATAAACTTTTTCCGCACCTGCAATACCAAACGAACCTAAAGTAACCCAAACAAACGAATTGTAAATATAATCATTAACTACTAATTCTACACCTGCAATACCTAATACTAAATCTACAATTCCAAATACACACATTAGTGCAAAAGAAATAAATCCAATAATAGCTTTTTCGTTATATTCGTTGTCGTCTTTAAATAAATCCCACATTATGCTGTTACCCAACTTTTTGCTTTTCGTTTTGGTTTATACCATTTAGGCTTACCACTTGCACCATCTTGTTTATAATTAGGCGGAAAAGCGTGTAAATTCGCATAATATAAACTCTCAATGGTGTCATCGTGCGCCATTCTTGGTCCAAATGTAATGATTTCGTTAATTAAATCAAACATATTTTCTCTTAAATATAAAGAACCTGTACTAAAAATGCCAGATAAACCTGAATAAATTCTATTTCTTTTCTGTTGACCTCCTGGTTTTTCAGGAATTACGCTAATATCATAACGATTAATTCTTCTCCTTTCGTCATTTAACGCTTGAAAAATACTTCTATTCATAGCAACATCTTCTACAGTAGCACTTACACAATTATACTTGTTATATAATTCAATAATATAATCTACTACTCCTTTTTTATCCATAATACTTCCATCAGGATTTTTTGTACCAATAGTTGGAATACTACGATGACGTTCATATTCTAATACATAGCGATTGTTATTAGTGTCTACCGCAATTATCATAATAGCACTAAAGTCTGATTCTTTTGTATTAATATCCGTAGCAGGGTCGCAGCCAATAAATACATTGACTGGTTTTCTATCTCCGTCCATTACTAAATAACTTTGTTTTTCTTCGCTATTATATTCGTAATACCCTTCCCAATACTTCAAATGTTTTTGTGTCCAAACAGAATCTTCTTCTGATTGTACTTCCATCATATACTCCTGATAAAATTTTGAAGGTGTACCAGAATCGTGATAGAATTTTTTCTTTTCTTCTAATTTTGATATTGGAAACCAACTATCCCACAAGGACGTACCATCGGGTTGAATTGCCTTATACGTAATTACTCTCCACGCAAAATCTTCTTGCTTTTTCTGACTACGTTCGTAATTAATGATGAGATTATTGATAAAGCTATCAAAGTGCACAGGAGTACCATTGACCCTAAGACGACCAGTATGAGGCTCAATAGCAGGATAAACAACAGCAGTAACGAGGTTGCTGTTTTTAGCCCTTGCTTCAGCCGTGATAGTATTTGCTTCGTGTTCAAAGTCGTCCAAAATGATGAGGTCGTATCTTTTATGTAGTTTACTACCTCCTCTAATACCCGCAACATTCGATTTACTAATAAGTTTACATCCATTTGTTAACTCCACATCTTCTTCTGTCCATTTTTTTCCTTTAAGATTCCCAAAATAATATTTGATAGAATCGTTGTACTCAAAATGGTATTTAATATAATCCATATTACCCGTACTTAGTTTTTGTGTCGCAGACACCCACGCATAAAATAGCATATCGTCTTTGGGACAAAAACAAAAGTCTTTGATAATAGAGCATTTCGTAAGAACTGTCTTCCCGTGTCCTCTTGGTAGAATTACTGCTAATTGTTTGACGCTATTATCATCAATTGCATCCGCCATTTCATAATGAAACGCAGGAGTTTCACTACGCATGAAGTCATCGGGAAGAAACAGTTTTCCAAACGCTATTAAGTCTTTACTCGCTAGGAGTAGAGCTTCTTCCGCTTTGCTTACGTTTTTCTTGTTTATGTTCATTTGCTTTTACTTCTTTTTCGATAAATTTGGTTAATTTATCTTGGTGTTTATTCATTCGTATATATTTATCTAACACATCATCTAGCATACGCATATGATTTGCAACAAAGTTAATACGATTTTCCAACTCTTTGATAGAACGAACAATGTCGTGCTTTGTAAGAGTCGGTTTATTACGTTTTGCCATTTATCCTCCTTGACCTACGTAGCGTTTCTTATAATATTTCTTAGACAATTTGTTTCCAAATTTGGTGTTCTTTGATTGTCCTTGTCGTGTTTTTTTCTTTTGCACGTTTCGGATTTTCTCATTACCAAATACTTGTCTACGAGCCATTATTTTTTCACCTTTCTCTTAGTCGTTCTTTTTTTGGTTGTTTTCTTTTTGCCTGTAGCATACTTTCTTCTACTATTACCTGTTTTTAATTCGTCTCCGTTCATAGTAAACATCTCCACAATTGCTTTTTTTATTTTATTTAAATTAAACATTAGTTCTCCCAACAGTTTATTTGTTCTTTTGTAAATTCCATTGTAATCCAACCCGTACGCTGAATGCCATAAAATGAGTATCGTGCATAATCTGCGTAACGCATAAACGACCCTCCTCTTACATACCATTTACGTTTAAGTGTTTCTTCTCCGTTATCGTCAATCGTTAACGAATCCATTGGTTTACAATATAGTTGGTGATTATGTCCTAAGAAAAAGACATCTCCGTCGCTATAGACAGATGCCATTTGATTTAATTCATTATCACCATTCTTTGCGCCGCTTTTTCCGTGTCCACTTACTAAAAACCAGTCTTTACCTTGAATACTAATCTTTGCATATCCTGGTAATCTAAAGTAAGGTACATCCATTTCAGCCGCTAAAGTCTTACAGACATCAAAGTCTAAAATATTAAAACTACGTAAGTAGTCGTGGTTCCCGCCACGAATAAATAGGCATTTATCCGCAATTGGTTGCACCAATTTTAAAAAGGCGGTGTATTGGTCCTCAGGAGCCATAGATTGTCCACGCTGATTAATATTATAATTTGGTGGAATCAGTTCAATCAAATCACCATTACCAAACCATCGTGCATTGGGGTCTTCGTAGATAATCTTAATTGCTTGTTGAAACTTTTGCAAATCAAATTCGTTCGCCCCAACGTGTATATCCGTCAACCCGTGAATACGCAACCTTTCATCACTTGACACCTGAAAGATTTTTCCAGGTTCAATATGTTTGGCATCATATTCTTTTACATCAGAAGGAATAGGTATAGAAAACCATTTCCCACAAGACTTACAACTAAATTGTTGTTTGACTGTTTCTTTGTTTCGTTTTTTCCCTTCTTTTTTTGTTAGCATACTGCTACAATGTGGACATATCATCAGTTTCCTCCTGTGGTTCCACTTCATCTTCAAAGGCATCAGGTAATGCTTTACGCTGTGCACTTTCTATTTGGTCTGGTGAAAATCCTTGGAACAACCCTACAACACCTGTGTCAATTTTCTTGACTTGGTTTCCTAAAGTACCAATTGCTTTTCCCAATTCTTTTAATGATTGTAATGCAATATTTTGGTCTTCACTAGTATCAGCTAGTTGTTTTAGCGACCCTAAGATATATGCGTGGTCAATTCCTAATTGCTTTGCTATATCCTTTGCACTTTTCTCTACTTCACTCATCACTCTCTCCTGTTTAAGTAATATTACTGCTTTTTTTCGTGCTTTTTGTGCATTGTCTTCTTTAAACGTTTGCATATATGCACTAACTGCATCCGTTCCTACCGCAACTTGTGTTGCAAATAATTTTTCTCTTTGAGTACATTTGGTTCGTTTCTTCATTCGTTGCGCACCCGTTAATAAGTCTGGATTGGTAGAAAACGTATATCTATTTGGGTGTTTATCAAAATCTGTATCCATAAAAGTTTTAGGTTTATTTAGAAATGTACCTACAATTGTTCGGACATATCCGTTTGTAAGTTTATAATTTTTTGTATCACCAGGGTGGGACATTGATTTTGCTTTTAAGATTTGAACAATATTACCATCATCACTATATACCCAATCCCCCTCTTTAGCTGTTCTCCAATCTTTCACAATAGGAGTATCTTTATCATAGTGTTCGTAAAATTCTTCCAAGGTTTCATAGACATAATGGCGTTTATATTTAATGGTATTCGATTTCATTTCTTTTTACTTAATTGTTTGTGCAACGACTCAATTAAATACATTACTTCTTTATCTACCCAATATTTATTTCCATTAATTTCTAGCGGTACTTTTTTTATTTCTTCTTCCATATCAATTGTAGACAATACCATATCTTCATCTTCTAAGTCGTCATTTTTAAGCCACTTATGAATTTTAGATAGTTTTTCTATCTCTTCTAAGATATTCAATTGGTCCTCTACAGGAAGCCTTGATAACCATAATATTCCGTATGCCATATTTTTTTCCTTGACAAGCACGTCCAAACCCATTAACTTAACAGGGTTATCTACCCGTTATCTACTAGTATATACTAGTAAATAATTAGTAAATAATATTTATTTCTTTTTCTTTGGTACTTTCTTTTTCTTTAAAAGTTCGACCAACTGTTTATTCAGACGTTTTTCAGATTCTTCTTGTTGTCTACGAGCAACACCTGTTAATCCGTCTCTACGAATATCTTTAGAAGTTATTGTCATAATACACTAATATAAGTAATAAAACCCATGTGTTCCAACATTTTTTTTAAGCATTTTGAAATAGACCTATACACACACACCCTACCCCCCTTAGTGGGATTATCGATATCAATTTTTCAATTATGAGGAGAAATCAATTATGGCTAAAGCGAATACAAACGCTACTTCTCCAGCAATAGATGAGAAACAGTTAATGTTAAGATTGTTCAATGTTCAGGTACAACTGAAGATGGCTGGTCTTACTAAGCGTCTCAACTCTAGAGCTGGATTACCAGGTTGGTTAGTAGATAAAGAGATTAACTCTTTGATAGACTCAGCGAAGCAAATGGGACTTACAGGTGAAGGCTCAGATGTGAAAGCATCGCTAGAGGAATTTAAAGAGATAGCTTCATCTATCCAACCTAGTTAGTCTAGTAGCTAGTTATGAATTAAGATTCGGGGTTTAGTGCACCTGGCAACAGAACGCACTTAGTTACTTTATTTATTATTATTATTATCATTCTATTACAGATACAGTAATATTGTAGGTGATATGGCATATATACTTACATATTTTAGGTAGATACGATAGATATAGTTTAATAAGTAAAGATAAACACCCTATATACTATAAACTTTTAAGTAAACATGGGTAAACAACAATAGATTTACACAAATCGCTTAAATACGGCGTTATTTTCTAAATGTGATATGTCGAGTCGCACTAGGAAATATAATACAACCTATGCATATTCTTATGCGTAAAAAGGAACAAATATGAAAGTAGAACAAGTAAAAATAGTTCGTAAGATGAATAACTTACTATGCGGTGGTTATATGACCAAAGGCAAAGTAGAGATTGTTTGTGATTTCATGCGTAAATATAATATCGATTGTACTAATGAAGATATTGATACGTTCTTACGCACTATTAGTGTAATAGAAGATTACAATTAGTATTCATATAACTTGGCGGAGTTATGCCTCTTGTGGGCGACCGTAAACTACGTGGTTAATCCAGGAAAGTAGTTGAAACGTGACCAGTCTTATATAGTATTATTTATAATGCATAGTAAATAATCATTTACAATCACGGTATGTATAAGATGAATGAAATATTTGCACAAATCGGTTATATAAATCCAGGCATCAATGCATAACAAAACCAATAAGTTTTTTTTCTCGTAGTAAGGACCTTTATCGCTCATTACCTCGTTCCTTTTCTTAGTTGTTTATCAGTTAGGTTGGTAAGGGTCCAAAAATTATTAAAATACGGCTATATAAGTGGATAATAATGTAACACCGCACATAATCCACCTTGAGGCAATTGGATATCAAAAGTATATCTGAGTAGTTAGGCAATGGTCAAATGACTGAGCAAACCTATGCTAATCAAGATACCGAACAAAGATAAGCGCAGGTGTATCTTAAGTGGTATTGTAGGGGGATAGCTTCCCAATGCGTAGTCCTACTATAGACGTATTTTAATATGTTTAATCAAGTAAAATGAAAGTAGGTAATTATGAAAGTAAAAAAATGGGAGTATCAGCAACGTCAAACTCCAAATAAACAATCGTTGCATTATAAGAACTTTATGAAACAATATAGAGCTTATAATAGATTTATTGACAGATGGGGTAGATTACCAATGCAAAGTAATACTAGTAATCGTAGACCTATTGCAGAACGTAGATTATATCAATGGGCATCACAGATAAAACATAAAATGCAACAACGTAAACTTCCGCAATGGAAATATAATCTATGTACAAATATTTCTGGTTGGGAATGGAATAGACAAAGTAATGTGTGGACACAACGTTATTTAGAGTGTAAAGCATACATAGAACAATATGGTCATACTCCAACACAGATACGACCAGAACGCTTTCCAAAAAGAATATATAAAGGAAAATGGATTTCACCAATAGATGCACAACTACATACGTTATCTATATGGGTAATGTGTCAACGTAGAAAGTTTAATAAAGGTGAATTATTGCCACAAAGACTTAATGCATTGATAGACATTGACTTTGATTTTGAGCCTAATATGGGACCAAGAGACGGTAATATAAACGGAATGGACACTATGGAAAACATCAATAGAATAGTAGAGGAGAATGATTATGTCTAAACCTTATCATCAGTATTATAATGAGATACAAGCTACTGATAAACGTAAAAGTATCGCTGTTCTTTCAGCATATAAACGATATAGACAAGAAACAATGTTAGGTCGTATTGCAGTTAGAATGGATAGTTTAATTGATTTACTAAGAAGGAGGACTTAGTATGGGATTTGATTTAATAGCAAAAAAACCAAGCTCAGAACAATATAGCGACTATCGATTTAATGTCTGGGGATGGAGATTACCTTGGAACTATATTTGTCATTTTGCACACGATGAATTACTCAAGAATAAAAAACCAGTAATTATAGATGAATCTATATGTAAAGGTGGCGGATATAATGACGGAACTACAGTTTCAAGTGAACAAGCAAAAAAGATAGCAGAAATTATCTTTAAACACGATAAAGATGGTACGCTGGACGAATTGGAAGACTCAAATAGAAATGATAGACTTGAAGCAAATAAAATTAATAAAGAACTAGAAAAAAAGATGGATAAGTTAAAACAAGAAGTAGAAAAAGAGACTGGAAAGTCTGGACTTGCTCCTATAAACTATCCAAAGAAATTTCGAGTAAAGTATGATGAGTTATCAAATCAAAGAGATTGGCGTTCTTATTATGGATTTAATAAAGAAAGTATGTTATCATTTGCAGAATTTATGAAACAATCTGGAGGGTTTGAAATATGGTAAATAAACAAAGCCAAAAATATCGCATCTTAAAGCATTTAAAAAAACATAGACGCATCACGTCAATGGAAGCGTTTACAAAATTTAATGCTACAAGACTTAGTGGTATTATATACAATCTTAGAGAAGATGGATTTAACATTAATACAGAGCGTATTGTTAAGAATGGAAAATCGTTTGGACGATATTATCTAATTGAAAACGATACAAATGAATCATTGTTACATCAATATTTCTTACAAGATTGGGCAGTAATTAATGGTTAGCACTCTACTTGTTTTACTTGGTGCGTAAACGAAAGGTTGGGGTATATTCTTAGTGGATATACCTTGACTTTTTCTATTGATATTGCTATATTTAGAAACATTTCTAGGAGGAAATATATGATAGATATTCCAAAAATATATAACGATTATCTACAACAAAAAAACAAAGAAAATCGTGAAAAGTACAAAGATTACCAAGGGTGGTTTAGTGCTAGTAGCGCAGGTAGTTGTTATAGAAAGCAGTTGCATAGACAACAAGATTTGACATTAGAGCCTTTAGAAGAAAAAAGTGCAAGACTTTTACGATTAGGAACTCTAGTACATGCAGACTTTGAACAAGCATTAAAAGATTGGGACATACAAGAACACGTAGATAAACCTGATGAGATACAAGTATTTACAGAACATAGAATAGAAATACCTGAACTCAATGTAATGGGGCATCTAGATATTGGTGTTGTCAATCGTGAAGGTGAAATGATACACGTATATGATATTAAAACCGCAGGTGCTTGGAAATGGCGTATGAAGTTTGGTAGAAATCCAGACAAGAATCCTAGTACAAATTATGAGTTACAGTTAGCTACATATGCTATAGGACTAGGTAACCAAGAAGATATAACTGATGTGAGATTATCCATTATGTGGTATAATAAAGATAATTCACAAATGAAAGAAGAGCCAATTTCTAATATGTATATGGAAGCGGCTTTCGACTATTGGACAGATTTAAATGAAACAAGCGATAATATAAAGGGTGAGGCAGAAATGCTAGACCCTGGAAGTGAAAATGTTCCCGTATATAATTGGGAATGCAAATATTGTGAGTTCCAAGGAAAATATTGTCCTGGATTATATAATATTTAAACACTAGAAAGGAGGAAATCTAGTGGAAGAAGTAACGATACAAGAATGTAGTATTTGTCATCAAGATATAGATACACAAATACTATCAAGGATAAATCCATCTACAGGAGTAGAAGTAAGAGATGTATACTGGACGGAGGGACACAACGCTGAACCAGTTACAGATGGTAGATGTTGTACAAGTTGTAATAATGATGTTGTAGTGCCTGAACGCATTAGAAGACTTCAGGTGGAGAATGCATATGACGCTTGATACATATAAGAATCCTAAGAATTGTTGTCTTTGTGGAGAGAAATTAGGAAATCCTTATGGATTCAACGCAGAGCCAATAAAAAATGGAAGATGCTGTGCAGTATGTAATTACCAAGCAGTATTACCAACACGATTAAAACTATTCGTAAATCAAACAAAGAAAGAAGGTAAACACGATGGCAAACGTAAATAGTAAAACTTTTGGAGATGTAGTTGTTTATGAAACTGAATGGCGTTCATTTCTAGAAGTGCAGAAGTCTGGAAATCATAATATGATGAGTCCAGCAGCAAGAGTAGAAGGAGGTTGCGACAAGGAAACTTGGTTTGCAATGCTATCTAATTATGAAACACTTGAAAAAGAATGGGGTAACAATGAAACAGAATAACGTATTTGAAGTACTAAGTAAAATAGACGTCAAAGAACACATTGAGAAGAAAGGTAATTTTAGCTATCTTTCTTGGGCTTGGGCTGTAAGAGTATTACTACAGCACTTTCCAGAAGCAACTTGGCAAGTACATACTTTCTTTGATAACAGCGTAGAAACACCTTATATGCGTACTGAAGCTGGTGCATTTGTACAAGTATCAGTAGATGTAGAAGGAATACGAAGAACTCAAGTACACCCAGTATTAGACCATACAAATAAAACTGTATTAGAACCTAATGCTTTTCAAATAAACACAGCAATACAACGTTGTTTAGCAAAAGCAATAGCATTACATGGATTAGGATTGTATATCTATGCTGGTGAAGATTTGCCAACAGCTCCTGATAAATTAAATAAAGAGCAATATGAATCAATCTTTGGATTGTTGAAAATAATTGACGATAAAGAGTTAGAGGCAAAAGTAATTGAACAAATTGGTGATGAAACTATCAATGATGCTAACTTTAAAGCGGCGTATGCAAAACTGAAACGCAAAGCTAATAAGGTAGGTGCAAAATGAAGTTAGAAGAAATCAACAATACAGACAATTATAGAGATGATGTATACAAAGTAAACGCAAAATACACAATAGGTGTCAATGATGGTAAAGAATTTCGTGAAGCTACCTTTACTGGTACAAAGCTATATCACGGAAAACCAATAATGACATTTGTTATGTGGGGTGGTACACGTAATGGTCATCTAAACTTAAATATTAACCAAAGTTATCTATCCTATGCGATAGAAGAGCCAATGGAGGTAGACCAAGATGGGTAAATTTACTCGTGAAGACGCAAAAGCGATGCTAGATGCTGGGAAAATAGACCAAGAAACTTTTGACGAAATGGAAAAAGATGGTGCGTTTTCTAATTCTAGAAGAAGTACAACACGTTTTATTGAAACAGCAGATGGAACTTGGGTTTCTCCAAGACTCTATTTTGATGGATTAGGTAAAGCACAATACAGCGAAAAAATGCTTGAATTAAAAACAAAGGTAAATTCTTTATTTCAAGAATATACCACAACTGAAACTGGAGACACTAAATGAAACCGATAGAAAATGCAATATACAATGAAAGTAAAAACACATATAAACCAATACCTGAAGGTACATATCCAGCTCATATTAGCAAGTTTGAGTCAAAAGAATATAATGGTGCATATGTATTTAATGTAACTTTTAAAGTAGCAGAAGAAGCCAAAGATATTGAGTTTGCTGAACAGCAGAAAGATAACAATGGTAAATTAGTACCAACAGGTGCTAGTGTTACTGGACAACAAGCTGTAGGCAAGGAATATCGTACTGATAAAGGTATATGGTTAACACCAAACTTATCTGAAGAAGATTCTTGGAAAAACAAACGTTATGCTGAGTTCTTTGCAAGTATTGGTATGGCTTTTGGTAAAGACGACAATGGTAATACGCAATTACAAATGGTTGAAGAAGCTGATGTAATGGGTTTACCTTGTTTAATTCAGTTAGTCAATACTGAGTTCAAAAATGCAGATGGCGAAACTCGTTCATCACTTAAAGTAGGTAAAGTACATAAGTGGGAAGACGGAGAACGCATTAGTTCTGATGAATTGGAAGCAGATGACTTACCATTCTAATTACTAGACAGCGGGGTCGGTGAACTATAATCAATTGATTATCTTCATATATAACAGACCCCAAGTCTAATATTAAAGAGAGCTTCTATGGTAGCGAAACTCCACATAAACAATGAAATATATCTGATGGATTCATTTATCTCTTTGAAATATAATGTAAAAAATGTAATTTATATGAGGGTTCAACGTATTGAGATTAACCAGGATATTCCTGGTCATGTAAATACTGGTATGGCTACTTAGAGCCCTCGTATAAAAGGAGGAATTTTGGATAAACTTAAACAAGCACAAGAATTGTTGCGTGTAAATACTGTTTGGAATGGAATCATAAAACGAATAAAAGATAGTTTGGATATTGGTTCTAGTGAAAAAGATTTAATAGACGATATTGTGCAAATTGAATGGGCGAAGGAAAAACGCAATGAACGAAGCAGTAATAACAATTAAATTAAGCGATAGTGAAGTAAACTTACTTACAGAATGCTTAACAAACACCACCTTAAATGGTGAACACAAACAACCAATTAAAAAACTAACAGATGATTTCTTAGTAATACAAGAACTTGTAAAGACTGAAAGAAGAAAACGTCAATTATTAGATAGTAGAAAATCAATGGATTTATCAATTGTAAATCCTAATTGTGAGGTATGCGATGACTGAATGGAAACCAGTTCCAAAGAAAGGATTAGTATACTTAAAAGACTTACCAATTGGAAGTAAATGTGAAGTAAATGGTCTTACCGTAATGTTAGTAGATAAGGGAATTAATTGCGATGTAGTTATTTTGAGTAAAATAAATAATGAGTGGTATAATATGCACGAATCTTATTATAGCGGTAAACATACTTGGTCTAATAAAACCGAAGTAAAACCATTATGAAGTGTGAATGTTGTGGACATATTAACGGAAGAAAATATAATCCACAAAGAAGAATTATCGAACTAATAGAAGCAAGAACACATAACGAAAAATTAAAAGATGTGATACGCTTAATTAGAAAAGAAATACCTTCTGATAAAGATAACCAGAAAACATTTTATTTCTTACAGGCAATATCAAAGATACCTGATGATGCAGTTGAAAAGGTTATACATAATTATATAACAGATGAACACGCATATAAAGGCAAAGGATTTGCTTATTTGCAAAGAATGATTATTGATGGATACGCAAATAGAACTAAGATGTTAGAAAATGAAATTAAACGTTTTGGTAAAACACCAAAAAGAGTAAAAGTAGAAAGAGGAGAGTATAAAAATGTCTATAGTAGCAATGGAGGAAACCCTATTTCCAGTTAAAGAAGTTCCAGCGACATTTATGAAAGCTGAAGGAAAGAAAAGAACTTTAGTAACTGGTACAGGTCATAAATTCATCATAAGAGAAGATACAGGAGATGTATTGTCTTGTATGACTGAAGAATATAAAGTTGTTGATAATAGGTCAGTTGTCAACAAGGTTCAAAAAGTATTAAGAGGTACACAAACAGAACTCGTAGAAGCCAAAACATTTTCTGGTGGACAACGTGCTATCTGGAAGTGGAACTTTCCTAAAACTGAAGTAAAAGTAAACAAAGGCGATTTAATTAATCCACAATTAATTGTTTCTAATAGCTATGATGGTAGCACATCAGTTAATATTATGGGTGGTGCATTTAGATTGGTTTGTTTAAATGGTTTAACTATTGGTAATGTATTGACTAGTAAAAAAGCAGTACATAAAAATAGTAACACTAGTATTGACCAATTAGAGGATAATATTTCTCGAACAGTAGGTATGTTAGTGGAAATCTTTGAAACAGAATTTCCTAATCTGATTAATACCAAGTTAAAGAAAAGACATATTATTGAAATGAGTAAACTTATGCCAAGTGTATACCTTGAAGAGTTTACTAGATATGTTTTGAATAACGATATGAATAATTATTGGGATTTATTGAATGCGGCTACATATGTGTCTACACATTCTACAAATCGTGATAGAGAATCTGTTCATATTATGGAGAATCAGATATATCCTACAATAACAAAATTAGCAAGAGCGTAGGTTCCTGAAACGTAAAAGGTCCCTGAGATTAGACCACTTGATAGAGACTGGCTACTGTACAGAAGTCATATAGAGAACGTAGCGTGACCCTCTCTACAAAGTCTATTCTCTTGCTAGTAAAACTACAGAAGACGCACATGTAATCATTCCTTGTGATAGTTAAAGACCGATAACTATTTAATACCAGGTACACAAGGTTTTGCCTTATTCTGTAGTTAAATTGGGCGGTGATGGATTAGCCAGTAGACTCTAGAGTTTATAAACCGCCTAAATAACCAGGGTAGTATGTAAAGCCGTCACCGTGAGGTATTACTACCCTAAACCTTTGGAGATAAAATGAAATTAAATAGTAGAGAACAAGCGTGGCAACGTAGAAATGAAGGAAAATTAAAAAAAGAATCGCACCCTTCATATAAAAAAATGCAAACAAAAAAAAGCTTTGAAGAAAGGTTAAAAGACTTTAAATTTGTAGACCCGTGGAGTGAGGAGGGTCTTAAGATAGCTGAAGAAAATGCACAAAAGTACGGACGTGCTTGGTGGATATTTGCAGGATTACCTAGAAAATATGGAGCTACTTATCAATCTACTTGGATTGAACAATTTAGAGTAGAACACGTAGAGGAGGATGTATGACAAGTAAATTTGTATGTAAATCTTGTAAAAGCGAAAATGTTTCTCAAAGTGCTTGGGTAAATATTAATACAGAAAAACTTGTAGATTTTGTAGACGATAGCAGTTATTGGTGTGATAGTTGTCAAGAAGAAACAAGTCCAGAAAAAATATTTGATTTGAGAGAAGCTGAGTTTTATGAAGATGGTGTAGATAAATATCCTATCTCATATACACCAACGAAACAAGAAATACAAGATACTAAACAAAATACTGCGTGGAGTATTAAACACGAAGGACACTTGAATAAAAATAATATAATTTTTCATACTAATAAATATCAAAAAATAGTAGAAAAAATGAAAAAAGTTGATGATAAATTAAAAAATGCTTGGAAGAAAAATGATGAAAGTAATAGATGATATTGGGCAAATTTACGACCCAACAAAAGTAAATGAAGATAAAAATATAGATACATTAATAAAAGAACTTGAATTAAAAATTAAAAATCAAGGTATGATTACAAATGCAAGAGATGAGGAATTATTAAGTAATTTAAAGTCTATAAAAAATAATGAAAGGTGAGGAAAAATGGAAAATAAAATGGAATTTATATCTATTAAACTAAATTATAGAACAGATGAAAACGGAATTAGAATATATGATTATGATGAAATGAGAAATCAATTTGAACAGCATATGTTACAATGTGCGGCTAATACACAGGGTGATTTAGATGGTTGGTCTGATAAACAGGCAGATTATGCTATGGATAATATGACGGCTGATGAAGCATTCTTATACGCAAAGGAAATATTCTAATGATAAAAAGAGTTAATCGTAAATCTATGTTAATTAGAGAGTCTGGTAGAAGTAGTGATTTTATTACACCCAGTTTTGGATACGGTTGCTTATTTAAATGTAATTATTGTTATATGAGAAGACACGTAAAGTCTGGTGTAACGATTGCTGATAATACAGATGATATAATAAAAGCTATTATACAACACAGTATTACACTACCTTACCCAAAAACACCAAATCAAACACACGAAACATATTATACATATGATTTTAGTTGCAATGAAGATTATGTATTACACGCAAAATATCACGATTGGAAAAAGTTGTTTGGTGTATTTAAACATAACGAACAGATTATGGGTACTGCAGCAACAAAATATGTAAACAATGACTTATTATCTTTCAACCCTTTACAGAAAGTTCGTATTAGATTTAGTCTAATGCCACAAGAGTTGTCTGATAAACTAGAACCAGGAACAAGTAAAATTATAGATAGGATAAAAGCTATTAATGATTTTATAGAAGCTGGTTATGATGTACACGTAAATTACTCACCAATAATAGTATATGAAAATTCTAAAAAAGCATATGCAGAATTATTTGACTTAGTAGATACGCACGTACATAACTTGTTTAAGCATAAAGTAAAGGCAGAATGCATTTTCTTAACCCACAACGAAGATATGCATAAGTTTAATCTTACAGAAGGCGTAGAAGGCGAAAACTTATTATGGAGAAGTGAATTGCAAGAAGCTAAAACAAGTCAATATGGAGGTCGTAATATCAGATATAAACACGATATTAAAAGACATTATATAAACGCATTTCGTAATGCTATGAAACGACACGTTCCGTGGCAAGAAATAAGATACATATTTTAGGAGGAAAATATGGAAGAAACATTAAAACAAAAATACGATAGAACTAAAATGTGGTATAATTCAGCACAGAAATTACTTATGGGTAGAACCATTGAAAATGTATGGTGGCAAGAATGGGATGAAGACTATCCAGAAGAAGGAACTGGATTAGTATTTGTTACAGACAAAGGTGATGCATTCTTTGTAGGAATGGATGATGAAGGTAATGGTCCAGGTGCTTTACACATTGGTATGGATGAAAAACGTCAAAAGAAACTTAAAAAAGAAGGAATATGTACTTCTTGTTTACCAGTAGGCGTAGAAAGTAATTCATCATATAAAAATATGTGGCTAAAAATGCATGGTTTAGATAATAAAAGCTGGGATGAATCTGGTCATACTGAACTAGAAGAGGTTAAAGATGATAGTTGAAAAAGATATGGTAGGATTAAAAACAAGAAGTAATAATCCAAAACATATATCTGAAGCAATATCTTATATAATAGATAACACTGATTTAAATACTTGTGATGAATGTGGTGTATTAGAATATTCAGATGATTTGAATTGGTGGGAATATATGAACGAAAAAGACCAAATGTTTTGGAGTCAACACAAAAGCGGTGATGCTTTATGTGATAACTGTTGGAGGGATTAATGATTAAGAAATATACATTTGAAGAGTTTTTAAATAATAAACTTGAAAATGCGCAATCATATGCAGGGTGGTTTTGGTTGCAAAACGTTTCAAAGATAAAACAATATCTAAACGAAGACGGAAGCCTTGATGAAATAACAATGCAAGGTGAGTTTAATGAAGAAATAGATATTATTAAAGAATGGATTAACGAATGGAAAAAAAATGAAAAATGATTGTCCAACTATATTCCCATATTACGGAGGTAAGTTTTCTTTATCTAGACAACTTGTTCCTTTATTATATCGTCATCAACGATATATTGAAGTATTTCTTGGTGGTGGGAGTATGTTCTTCCGCAAAAACAAAGCGCAAATAAATATATTAAATGACTTGCATAATGATATAATTAATTTGTATATTTCAGTTGCGGAGGATTTCGATAAATTTAGATACTATTGTAAACACATTCTGTTATCTAGAACTCTTCACGAAAACTTTAGAAAAGAGATACACAACACAACACTAACACAATATCCAGATTACAAAAGAGCGGCATCATACTTTTTTGTATTAAAAACTGCTTTTAACAAAAACCCATATTTGCCACTATCAAATGCGGCTAAATGGAATGATGAAATACTGGATGGCTTAGAAGCAAGTAGAAAAAAGCTAAATGATGTATTTATTGAAAATATGGATTTTAGAAAGTTAATTGACAAGTATAAACCAAATGAAGATGATATGTGGTATTTGGACCCACCTTATTGGGCGGCTACAGATAGAAATGATTACTACATACATTCGTTTACAGAGCAAGACCATATAGACTTAAAACAAATCTGCGACGATATAGATAAAGGCGGGGGAAAGTTTATGGTATCTTATGATGATAGACCTGAGATTTGGGAAATGTATAGATATTATAATATTGATACAATATCAATTAAATATGCTGGTCAATTACATAGCGATGAAGAAAAGAATGAAATCGTGATTACAAATTATATACCAAAAAAAGAACAAATTAGCTTATTTGATGATTAGGAGGAAATATGTCTGATAAGAAAGACTTTAAAGAACTAACTGATATGCATGAAATGCCTAAAAATGAAGAGGCTGAAATTGCAGTATTAGGTTGTATTCTATTAAAGGGAAATGAATTATTTGAACAAGCAAAAACACATATAAGAAACCCAGAAGCATTTTACACAGATAAACACAAAATAATATGGAACGCTTTTCATAATCTATACAAGAATGATACTGCAATTGACTTGGTTACAGTAAGCGGAGAGCTAAAGGACAATAAAGCAGATGTATCAATACATTTCTTGAGTGGATTAACAGAAATGGTTCCACATACCCATCACGTTGAAGCCTATGCTAAAGACGTATGGATGAAATTTATACAACGCAAAGTAATTCATAGTTCAAGATTACTATTCAATGCAAGTATGAATAATAAGAAAGATGTCTTAGAAATTATTCATCAACACGAAAAAGCCATTGAAGATTTGAAAGATACTACACCTAATAAAACTGTAGAAACTGAAGATATTATTGGCGATACAATAGAAACATTGAAAACAGGTAGTAATCTAATACCATTTGGCATTGAACAGCTTGATAAAGCAGCAGGTGGTATGACTAGAAGTGAAGTTACAGTTCTTGGTGGTAGACCAGGACACGGTAAAACAACGCTTGTAATTAATATTGTAAAACGATTATTAGAACAAGGCTTTAAAGTAATGTTATTTAATCGTGAGATGACTAATGTCGAGATGATGAAAAAGATATTAGTTATGGAGTTTCCAGAATTTAGTTATGAAAAGATTCGTAAAGCTGGAAACATTGATACTGAAATTAGTAAGATTGCATTAGCAAAAGAACGACTAGGTGAAAAATACAAGAATCTTATAATGCACGATGATTGTAAAACTCTTGCAGATGCTATGAAAGAGATAGCTAAAGAAAAACCAGATGTTGTTCTTGATGACTATATTCAACTTATTCGTACAGATAATAGTAGTAATAAAGATAGACGTTTTGAAATTGAAGATATTATGTTAGATTATAAGTGGATTTGTAAGAAAATCAATTGTAGTGCTATATTAGTATCTCAATTAAATAGGGAAATTGAAAGACGTATAGACCCTAGACCAAAACTATCAGACTTTGCGGAAAGTGGTGTAATTGAACAAACTGCTGAAGCGGCGTTCTTTGTTTACTATCCTTATGCGGTAGATGATAGAGAAAATGATAAATATGAGTCTGAGATTATTTGTCAAAAGGCTAGATATGGTCAATTAGGTAGTTATACTATGGGCTTCAATGGAGATAAATGTAGCGTTTACTTTGATAGAACAGAAGCTATTAGTGTAATGTCTAAGTATAAGGAATAATGAAAACAAATAAACTATTAAGTATAGACCCTGGATGGAATGGAGCGATTGCTGTTTTCGAATACCATCGTAATCACATATACCTCCAATCTACCAGTAATTGTCCATCCTCCAGGGACGAAAATGATTTAGCAGAAGTATTTAAAGAATGTATGGGCGACTCTGTATCAACAACTCGTAATGAAATTGATATTAGTTCCGAATCGACACCTAAAGTCGTAATTGAAAGGGTATGGAGTCGTCCGTATGAAAGAGGTGCTTTTGCTTTTGGTAAAAACTATGGAATGTGGTTAGGTATAGCGGCTTCCTTTGGGTGTGAAATTATAAGAGTATTACCTAGAGAATGGCAACTTACTATTGGTGGAGGTAAAGAATCTATTCCAAAAGATTATCAAGAACGAAAAAGATATTTTAAAGAACTTGCACAAAATTGGGCAGGTGATAAACATAAAATTACGTTAACTAATGCAGATGCTGTTTGCATAGGCATACATACAGTACAGGAGGTATTGTTTAATGAGTAAAGTAGGAAATGATAGTGAATTATACGCTGAGTATATGCAACAAAAAATGGATGATATTGAATACGAAAAATATCAACAACAAATAGAAAGAACAAAATATAGACGAAAATTTATTACAGACACTAAAACAGACTTAAAAGACTTATATCGTATTAAAAGACAATTAGAAAACACAAAGTTTGATGCTTTCTTACATCCTGAAAGATATCAAGATAAAAAAGACATTATTAAAAAAGTTGATAAAGTAATTAAAATTAATGAGTTCTTCATTAATCATCTTAAAAAATCATACAATTAAGTTTACGCACCAAGTAAACAGACAAATCTAGTGGATAGTTATATTAAAAATATTGTACAGACAAGGTTTATAGCTTATCTAATGCTTCCATTACAGCTTTATTATAATCATATCGCTGTACTTTTTTAGGTTTTTCTTTATCTAAACCATATAATTTTTGAACAGCTGGTTGTACAATTTGTTTTTTACGAGTTTCACTTCTAGGATATAATCCTAATTCACCTTGTAATAATGTAAAGCTATTAATTCCTTTAGACCATTTAGGTATAGTGTTAGTAAACAGACGATGTGTTTGTGTGTTTAATACTTTAACAGCTTCAGACATTTTTTCATTACCAGATAACTCAGACATATCTTGGTATCCAGCCATAAATGCTAATGCAGAATCTTCATCCATATTATAAAATCCCATAATGTTTCCTATCGATACGGCGTCTGATACAAACGGACCACCAAATGTACCTATAATAGGACCTTTACCAAAAAATGCTCTTTTACGAGTTTCTTCATCACCAGCTACTACATCGTGATATGATTTTATTCTTTCCCAAGTATCATTTTGTACAAGGTTCCCTAAATCCATATTTAATAATGGAGCCATAACACCATTGATTGCTAAATAAGTTAATCCTAAACGATACATTCTCCAAGCAGGTTCACTATTCCATTGTTTAGTAAATACAGCGTCAGTACCATCTCTTACAATTTTTCTTTGTAGATTAAAAAAGTTAAATCCATAATGTTGGAACTGTGTTAATATTGCTCCTATTGGACCACGCATAATTTTTGCTTTTGCAAGAGGCGAATAATCAAAATGTAAATTTCTAGTAGCGGCATTACCTTCAGCTTCAGCTACTTTTCTTTTATATTGTTCAAATCTAAATTCATATTCAGTAGCATCGCCTTCTTTAAATATTTTTCTGTTTCTATCTTTACTATTACGTAATTCTTCTACAGTCTCTTTTCTACCTTCTCTTTTTAAATCTCTTTGTAATACACGTTCAAATCTATTTTGATACATTTGTAAATTAGATTCAATAGCTTTCCAAGATAATGCATAACCTATTTTAAATGTCCATCTACGATTAATATTATTTTCAACCCAAGTCATAGGTTTACCTAAAAGCTCAGCAGTCTTTTGTATTTGGTCTCCTATTCTATCACCCATAGACACATCTATAACTTCTTCATATGTTTTTGTTCTTTCGTTATATTCTGTACGAGTGAACTTCATACTACCATAAATATCTGTAATCTCAGGAAACAATACACCATTATTTTTTAGCCCTTCATTAATACGAGCCATCATATCTGTATCTTTATAAATTTCTCTAGCTTGTTTAATTCCATTTCCGCCAAACCAAATATAGTTAAATAAACTTTGTGTACTATTACGAACCGCACCTCTAATATTTAATCCTAACTTACTTGCAAACTCTAAACTGGTAATCATTCTTGATAGTTGTGTTCCCATAGTAGGATTTTCAAATCGTGTTCCTACAATATCAGAATAACTATCAGATACATAATTCTTTAAAAAGTTTAATTTTGCTTCTACTTGTTTGTTATCACCTCTTAATTGTGTTTCCATTATATCTTTCATTACATCCATATACTTTCTAGTATTAAATGCATTGTAATTAAATCGTATTGCATTATTAGCATATGATTGCATAATAGGAAATACATTATAATTAATACGCTCGTGCATTGGCGTAGAGTCTGTTAAGTTTCTATTAATATAAATGTTTTCGTTTAATACTTTTTCTAAATTATCTATAATATCTGTAGCTTCTTTTACTTGTTTAGGTTTACTTGCAAGAGCTAACTTTTGTGCCGCTTTAGACAATGAAGGAAATATATCTAAACTTAATACAGGAAAATATCCATTACGTTGCAAATCAGCATCTTTAAATCTATCTCTTACACTTTCTAGTTTTTGTATAGTTTCATTAAAACCAGGTAAATCTTTCATTATAGGATTGTTATTTTTTAATCCATATAACATATTATTAATACCTTGTATCATTAATCTTGTTGATTCTGGTTGTAATTGATTACGCCATACTTCTGCAGCCGCTTTGACATTATTAGAATATTGACCTGTTTTTAATAACTCGTCATATGTTTTTCTATTGTCATTTGCTGTTCTTTCTTTAGGCGCAGATGCTAGTTCGTGAAATTGTTGTAACACTTTTCCTTCACCTTGTTTCATAAACTCAGCTATTTCGCCGTGATACAATCTATCAGCTTCACCATCTTTTCCTTCTCTTCTTAATTTATTATATTCCCCATACAATTTTTTTAATTCTTTTTGTGCTTTAGTAAATTTTACTTTATCACTTACTTTAGCACCTTCAATTAATGCATCCCCTTTTAACAAACGCAAGATTCTATTTAGTCCTTCGTTTGACATAGAAGTTTGACCTTTCATAAACTCATTGGACTTTTGTACATCTTTAAACCAATCAGCAACAAATGGTATATCTTTATACAGCTCTTGTGGCAAATACATATACTCAGCAAACTTACCTCTTGTAGTGCCAACATTTTTTACAGTTCTATCTGTTAATCGTTTTAATAACTTTAATTCTTCTGTGTATGGTACTCGTGATTCACCATTAGTTACTTGATGTACTAAACGATTAAACATATCAGCAGAATGTGAACCAAATTGTTCAATTACTGGTTTGCTTTGAAAATCTTGTGCAATCTTTCTATACGCCATTGCATCTTTTTCTCTTTGTTCTGAGGGATATTTACATTCAGCCATTAACAGTTCCTCTTTAGTTCATCAATATGTCTATTAGCAACATCTTCTGGTTTTGCTTGTTCGTTTCCGTATTTCTTTCTACCAAGATTATCGACTCCATTATAACTACCTCCAGACATAGTATCACTAGTGTTAAATATACTACCTTTATCTTTTTGATACAAGAACAATGCATCGTCCATTTCTTGAGCTCTACGCAATCCTTCTATACCATTAAGTTGCATATGTCTACCATACATACTCATACGTGTAATTACGTGTGTTGGTAGTTGTAGTTCTTTACCATTGGTGATAATATCTCTAATCATACCTACACCAAACATACTTTGTAATCTACTATATTCATCTAACTTACTAAACTCCATTTGTTCTCTCATTTTACTAGCTGTGCCAGGATAGAATGCATCTACAAGTTCCGCTTTACTATGTCCTGTTGCAATTTCAAATGGTTCTACAAAGAATGAATGTTCTACATCTTTACCTGTAGCTTCATTTAATGCTTTAATATCTGTTTCTCTATTATGTAGTCTATTGTATACATATTCATAACTACGACCAATTCCTTTGACGAATGCATCTACTTGCATCGTGTCAAATTTTACCATAGAAGCACTATTTGTTTGTGAGTCTATCATATATCCTAATCCTAGGTTAATAAACTTTTCTACATTTGTTGTAGTTGGTTTAAAGAAAAAACTACCATTATAATTTACAAGTCTTGAAGTATCCATTTCAGGTGTCATTAATCGCAACATAAACCAAGTTTGTTGTTGAGAATCTAATCCTTGTAAAAAACTATCTATCTGATTATAAAACCAATCTTTAATTTCATTTTCAGTACGCCATCTTACTTTATCTTTAGCAAAAAATTCTTGCCAAGCCGCATTATAATCTTGTTTGATTTCTCTAATTTTAGATTCAATATATTTATATTGTCCTTCATTCTTAGCAAATCCTATTTCTGCACCTACTTTATATCCATAGAATCCAAATCCTTCCATAAGAGCTAATGTATTAATCATATCAGAATCTCTTACAGTATCTATCTGCATACCTTTGTCTTGTAGGTCTTTATCTACACGTTTTACAACGGCATCAAATTCTTCTTTTGTTAATGCATCTTTTTTAAGATTTGTTTTTTCTTCAAATACTTCTGATTTAATTCTAGCATTTCGAATAGCATCATAATCTTTATTTGTAATTGGAAATCCTTTTTTATCCATACCAGGTTTATAGATTACTAAGTTATTTAATATACCATCTTTTGCTTTTATTAATTTGTTAATTTGTCTATCATAATAATTATAAGAATCATAATTACCTTGACCTTTAATACTAGCTTGTTTAGAACGTATTCTTTTTAGTTTGTCTATTCTATTTTGTATTTCATTTGCTACCTGTATACTTCTTGCATCATTTTTAAAATTACTGTTGAATTGTGCAATAGCTTCACCCATATCATTAATTGGCATATTAGTTAATTCAGCTATTTCATCAGCAAAAGGTATTGTTTCTGATTTGTCTTTTCTACCTACAGGTCTAAACTGAATATTTTTCATATGCATAATTTCAGCTAATACTCTATCGTGATGCATAAAGTTCTCAGATGTTTTAGATGTATTTGTTAAACGAGCATCTTGTGCAAATCCACCAAAGTAGTCTATATCCTGACTATTCCATTTTTTTCCATTTAAGTTGTTTGCATAATACTGTGCACGATTCATAGCATAATTAAATTCTTCTGCTTGAGATACTAAGTCTCTCCATCCTACACTTTTAGATTCACCATCTTTATAAATCTTATTAGATAGTTTTAGTATTTGTTCGTATGGACGTATTAATGCTTTTGTAATAATTTCTTTATCTTTAGAATCAATCTTTGCATTTTCTAATCTTGTAAGTTCAGATGTTTCTATTTGTTTTCCTTGTACTTTTTGTCTTGTAGTAATTAATTTTGCTTGTACAAAAAATCCGTCTTTTGCATTAAAGAATATATCGTCCATAATACTTTGCTTGTCGCTAAACTTATTACGATTATATCCATTTTCATAGTCAAGTATTGCTTGGTTATAATCTGCAATCTTTTGATATACTTTCTTTAAAGAAGCTCCTTGTCTAATAGTAATATATCTTTTATTTGCTCCTTCACCAAACTCAAATACTACACGTGCTGATTTACCAGTTTCACTATCAATAAATTTTTGTTTTCTTGTAGTTTGGTTACTTAAGAAATATTGTACAATTCTATTAGCATTCATTAAAGAACCACGTAGATACATAGCATTTTGTTCGTATGCCATATATTTTTGTATACTTTCAGCTGTGTTTTGTAATCCTTCATAGTTCATCAAACCACCTTCTTTAGGAAGCGGTTGTGAATCTTGTATCATTTCACGACCTTTAACATATTCACTTAATGTGTTTTTATTTGAGTTCCACCAATAGTTTACGGTATCAATATCAAAGTCTCCTTCAGCCGCTCTTTTAACATCTACACTATTTAAATTAAACTGATTAGACATATCTTTACTTAAGAATCCTTTTAACCCTACTACCATTACACTACTTGGTTTTGTATGTGGATTACGTTCTACAGCTAATGCTACTTGATATTCACCTTTACCTTTACCTAGTTTATATACCGCTTGTTGTAAGTCATTTAATGAAGAGTTTTGATTAATACCTTCTTTTTCTAGCGCTTGTTTAATTTTACTATTTTCTGAGGCAAATACATCTATCACTTTATCATAATCACCTTTAACTCTTTGAATTAAATTTACATTTTCATTTTTCCAATCAATAGGTTTTAAACCATCAAGATATGGTATTTCAGCTTCACCAAAATTATAAATCTTTTCACCGACAATTAATGTATTCTTTAATCGTTCACCGCTATATATATCTTTTACGCCAAAGTCTGTTGGAGATAATACTGCATTACCACCTACAGTTTTAATTTTAAACATATCATCTACTAGATTGTTTTTAATCATATTTTCCCATTGTCTAGTCATAATAGTTGGTAGTACATTATTACGAGCAAATGCCGCCATAATACCTTCACTAGATAACATCTCTTGTCCTAAGCTTAATCGTGTTTCTGCACGTTGATTCATTAAACTTTTAAAATATGCTTTTGTCCAATTAGATTTACTTGGGTCTTTAAAGTCGCTAATTGCTTGTTTAATTTTAGTTACTTTTGGTTCTACATATTGCAAGTAATATGCTTTTCTAGATTCTTTAGTATTTAAATGTGAAGTATGGTTAATAGATAATGTTGCATATTCTTTACTTTTCTTTGTACTAATAATATTAATGTTTTCTGGTAAAATAGTTTGTTTAAACGCATTGTCAATAACAAAACCTGGTTTCAATACATCTTCAGCACGAAGTAAGTTAATTTCTCTAGATGCACCTATTTGTTTACTAGCACTAGTAAAAGTTAACCAAGCTACATCTTGATTTGCATCAAATATAGATTTTATTCTAGGATTATTTACCATAGCTGTTTTGTTTACAAATAATTGTTGATTAGCACCTGTACCTAATATGATAGGTTTAATACCACCTACTCTTGTAAAATCAGTTTCCCCAGCTAAATATGCTAGTGCTTTATATACTTTTTCGCTTACAAACGTAATACCATTTACATCTGATGCATCAGAAAATTTTTTACTATCTATTAATTCGTTAAATTCTTTTTCAGCTTTATCGCCTAATGTTTTATTTTCAGCTTTTAATTCAGCAATATCTTGTCTAATTTGCTCTATTACTGAGTTCTTTACATCAATACCATCAATTACTTCATCAGCTACGGTAACTTGTTTCCAGCGTTTCTTTGTATTAGCTAAATCAGATAATACTTCTATAACATCTTCTTTACCCTCAAAAGTAATTTCATACTTTCCTCTAGGTCCTTTACGCTTTAAGGCATTCAAATGCATTTTAATTAACGCATCTGTTTGACTTACTGCACTTATGTTGTTAAACAATGATGCACGTTTTAGTAATCCATTTAAATTTTTTCCTTCAAACGTACGCATATTTTCATTCCAGTAACGTTGACCAATAATTCTATCATAGATTAAATCATTCATTACTTTGTGCATATTTTCTGTAGCTAATGTTGTATCATTACCTATGTTCCATTCATAAACACCTTCTGATATTTCTTTAATGTTTACTTCTTCTAATAATTTATTTCTATCTATATTAACATCTTTATTTGCTTTTAATCTTGCATCTAACATTTTTACATAGTTGTTAGCAATTGCATCTAAGTTTATTTTATCTGATTTGATAAGATAAGCATACTCTTGTTTTCCCCAACGAAATGCAATAAATGATTGATTTGCGTTTACATCTGGATTAAAAGAGTTTACGGATTCCCATTCAATTTGTTCTTTTGTTTTAAAAATATCGCTAATAGCAAATGCTTTATCTATTGAAGCATAAGTTCCTTGGAATAAGTTTTCTAATGCATTATTACGCAATCCAGCATCAGATAATGTTTGTCTATTACCTTTATCATTAATTCCCTTACCTTGTAAAATATTTACTTCTTTACCAAATTCTGATTGAGCGCCACGAAGTATTTGTACTACAATAGGTTCTTGTATTAAATCTTCTGAGGTTAATACATTTTTATTTTCTTGACCATTCCAATCATAACGTACTACTTTAATTTGTTTATTTTTTGTTTGTATAAATTGACTTAAAGCAATAGTAGCTTCTTGTATGTCTATTTCTTTAGGAGCATTATCCCTATCTACAATCTTTGCTTTTCCTAAATCTTTTTGGAAATCTTTTATAAATAAATCGTAGTCTTTATTATATACATCTTCTAAAATTCGTTGCATATATTGTACGTGGTCTGCAGTAGTTCTACCAGCTTCAGGTGGCAATTTAAATCTACTACCTTCAGCAAAATCATACTTATTTAGAATATCAGTTAGCTTAACATCTTTTGGTTCAGGAAAATCTTTTTCAAAGAATTTATCATTTCTTAACACTTCATCAATTGCTTTGTTTTCATCTTTAAAATTACGATTTAATCTATTGACTAACTTTTCACTATACTCTTTAATAGTTTCAGCACTCCAATCTTCGTCTGCAAACTTCTTATCTCCTTTAGGATTGTATAACTTTAATTCTTGTGCTAATGTATATACTTCTGTAGCACTCTTGTAATTGAATCGTGAACCTTGTCCCATTAAATTTAGTATTAACAATCTAAAACGCTTATTAGTCATATTTTCTGTACGAGCAATAGACTCAGTAATATCATTTATAAATCGTTGTGTTTCGTTTGTTAAACCTTCTGTTCTAATAGTTTCAATATGATTCTTCAATTCTAAAAGTTTTGCGGGTGTAATACCAGTTTCGTACTTATTACCACCACTTCTATTTAATACACCAGCACCACTAATAACATCTTTACCATCAATTTTTCTTACAGGTTCACCTTTGCTATTTACTGGATTAATTTCATATGGTCTAATAATTCCTTGTAACGCCGCTAATACATCATCAAAAAACCCTGGAGCTTCATTTGCTTTTAAGGTTCCTCTTTCTACTAATTTTTGCATAGACAATAATGCATCTAATATCCCTACATTATTTTCGGTAACTCCTTGTTGTTTTAATGATTCAATAGTTGCTTCAATACCATCCGTATTTGCTTTATCTAACCAACCTTCTGTTTTGACATCAAACAATACTCTAGACACAGAACGTAATGTAAAGTTTTTCGTAATACCAAAATCTTCTAATGCTTGTAATACGCCAATGTCTTCTACATCTATACGCTCACCATTATTCTTTGTGCTATTACGTAAACGCTCTATATTGTATCGTTGTGCTACTTGTTTGCCCATTTCTGTAATACTTAAGGAACTATTATTTCTTTTTAATACACCACTAAATGCGTGTATACCAACATTTTCAAGAGTGTTTATAACAAATCTAGCTTGTTCTTGTGTAATGGTTTTAGTACTAGCACTTCCTAATGCTGGGTCTAAATTAGAATGCATTTGACGAATAGTTTTTAAGATAGCGTTCATTTGATGTTCTAATTGTCTATCTCTATTTCTACCTCTTGATACTACAAAATTACCTACAACATTTAATGCTGTATCTGCATCCATAAATACATCAGCAAATTCTGCATTTGTATCAAATATATTTTTCAATCCATTAGGACCAGCAGCAGTTCTAATTGCATTATGTAAGTCTAAAAATCTAAATGCATCTGTTAATGTTTCAGTAGAGTAGTCTACTTGTTGTCTAATTTCATTTAATTTTAAACGACCATTAAGTTCACCTAATCCTTGTTTATAGGTTGCTAATAGTTCTTGCATTTTACCGCTATCAAATTTATCACCAGTTAATTCCCAAGGAGTGCTGGATTTTGTATGTACACCTTCTGAAGTAATTAGGTTTACTAATTCATTGTATCCATCAATAGCCGCTTCTGTTCTAGCATCTAATTGTTTACGTTGTTCTCCTGATAATTTGATACGAATTTGTCTAAATTCTATACGTGAGCTATTAGGTATCTTAGTATACAATCCTACATCTCCAAATACATCAGCTAAATTAGTAGCATTAACATCTAATAAATCTCTTAACTCATTAATAAATACAGCATTTGCATCATTAAATCTATCATAGACATCTAAACGAGTCATTAATCCTTCTTTATCAGCACTTTTAACAAATCTATTTTTTTCAGCTTTTGTTAATTCACTCCAAACTTTAAATCGTCTTTCTTTTTTAGATTTTAATATTTCTGTTTCGTGAGCCGCACGTTTGATGTTTGTAGATTCTTGGTGTATAATCTCATTATAAATACTTTCATACTGAGAATCATTTTTAATTTGATTATTTTCTTTTGGTTTTACATCTAAACTTTTTACAGTAGTAAATCCTACATTACCTTTTCCACCTGCAATTACCATATCGTGAATACTATTTAAGGTTTCTAAATTTTCTGGTGTTTGATTACGTACAATAGAAGGTATTTCAGTTTCAATTAACGCTTTAACATAAATATTAGACCATTCAGGACTATTCTTCATAGAAGTACCAAATGCATTCATTAATTGTTCTTGTGCTAATAATTTTTTAGGAAATTCTCCGTGAGCTTTAAACCCTAATACTTGCATTCCTTCATAACTACCATTAATATTTTTATATTGTAGTTCTTTTCCGTGTTTCATTAAAAATGCACCAGTCATAAAACTAATTAATTTATCTTCAAATGGTATATTTGGATTTAAGAATACTTCATTCATACCACCCATTGTATAACCACCTAATACCATTCTAGGAGTAGATTGTAATATATCTTTTCCAAACTCAGCTACAAACTTCTTTCTCCATTGACCTTGTACTTGTCTATTTAAATCTCTTAATGCATCACGCATAATAATTGTTGCATCTTCTTTTTGTTGTAATGCTTTTTTACCACGTGATTTGTTCATTATAATATCTCTAAATGTTTGCGTAGAAGCCGCTTCATCATCTATTCTATTCCATAATGGATGTTTCTTTACAAAATTCTTTAAGTCTAATGCAATAGGACCACCTGTATATGCATCATCTTTAATGTTTGCTAATAAATTATATTGGTCATAAATCGCTTGTTGTCCTTTTTTAGTAGTAACATCAATTGTAGAAGAATGGTTTTTACTAGCTTTTAATATACGTTCTATACGTTGCGCACCATTACCACGCATTAATGGTAACATACCACCTCTAACACCGCCAGGAACAAATCTTACTGCACCTAATAAATGTCCCATCATAAGTGCGTGTTTTGTTGTTCCGCCAAAATCAGCTTCTACTTCATCGCCTGTAACAAACTTACCACCTAATACATCAATTCCGTGCATTAAATTTTCTACACCAGCAAACAATAACGCTTCTTCACCTAAATGACCATATAGGTTTGCGACTTTACCGCCTTGTTGCATCATATTAAATGGAATAAATCTATGTAAATTTTGTGCAATAAGTGATTGCATACTAGTAATAGGAACACCATCAACCGCTTTCCAAGCATCTTTTACAATAGAATTAATTGCTTTTTCTGCTACACCTTTATCAATTCTAAATCCTTTTTGCATAGCCAAATCATCTATCATTTTATAAGCGTTATCCATAATTTGTTTTGAAAACTCATTACGCTTTGTTACTGTTTGAAACGCTCCATCAAATCCTTTAATAGGATTAATTAATGCAGGGTCTAATACGTGTTTTTTAAATGATTCAATGATGTCATCAGTTTTACTAATACCATCTGCTAATTCTCCTTTTTTACCAAATTTTATAGCACCTTTCTTTGATAAAACATTTTCAATATCTTTAGTAATACTTTTTGCAACGTTAGTAGCACTTTTTTGTCCAGCAAATGCTCTACCTACACCACGCATAACCTGTGCACCATATTTAAATGGTACTAAAAATCCAGCTGCACTACCTACCGCTTGTCCTAATTTACCACCTAAACTATCAGATGCACCTTCTGCTGGGTCCCAATCACTCACGGCACTTGGTATTCCTCCTAATGCTAAATCTACAAATGATTCTCCAGCTTCTCTACCAAAGTCCCATAATCCAGAACCAAGGTTTTCAAACATATTCTTTTCATCTACTTCAATACGTCTAGCACCAATCATACCACCAGATTGTTGTACAGGTGTTTGACCTATAGGAGAACTAGGTATCTGTGTAGGTGTTTGTGTAGAAATTCCTTTTAAATTATCTTCAAATTGTTTTTCTACTTTTTGTTCTAAGTTTAAGCCTTTTCTTAACTCACTTAAATCTGGCATTTACTACCATCCTCTCCATAATTTATTGTATGCTGGTTTTATTTCTTGTTTCTTATTTTCTAGCACATCTAATGTTGTTTCTAATAATAATTTTTCAAGATTGTGCTGTTCTTGCATTTCAGGTCCATAAATATTTCCATTGCTCATATCACTTGTTAATCCAATACTTTCATTATAATCAATGTATTTATTATGTTGACTTACTTCTTGTTGAATTTCTTTATTTAAATCTTTTAAAGCATTTTGACTTTTACGTATTTCATAGTTAATAATATCCATTTGCCCTTTTAATGCATTAAATTTTGTTTTATCATCTGCGTCATAAGGTACAGTCATTTCATCTATTTTTACAGCCCATTCATTTAAATAAGGTATTCCTTTTACAATTTGTTGTTTACGTGCTAACATATTAGCTTCGCTATTATCTAAATTAATAAATTGCATCATAGATTCAGAATCTAAGGTGTTTAATACGCCTTCTAACGTTATTTCTTCGCTTTTATCTGGTTGTAGTATATTTGACTCGTCTGCACCTAGTAATGACTCATCTAATATCATATCTTTAAGTCCACTTATTTGGTCTTGTAAAATATTAAAATCAAAATCACCTAGTTCTACTTGTTGTAATTCTGCAGTCAATCTATTATATCCATCTCTAAATTGTTTTCCATCATTATAATTAGTCAATGCAGTTCCAGTTGCTTGTTCCCATTGTCCATATAAAATATCTAATTCACCAGTAGCACTTCCACCACCTTTAATTAATTTGTCTATCACACGCATTTGTGTAATCAAATTGTCTGCTGCTGCAACATCCATTGTAATTGGTTTGCCTGTTGCTGTGTCAGTAAATACAAAGTCTCCATTACCAGTTAAACTTTCTATCATTGCTTTTTTATTTTTATCAGATATAGCACCATCTTCATCTAAAAAGCTACTATACCAACCATCAAAAGTAGTATTCCATACAGTTTTTGCTTCTGAACCCCAATTCGTTAATGCTACTTGTGCTAATCCTTTTGCTCTATTAATAAATCGTTCTTCTTTTTTAGCTAACAATTCTTCTTGTTGTAATCCTAATTGTTCTCTTTTAAAAGCAAGTTCTTTGTCAAATCGTTCTTCTTGTTGCGCCATTTGTAATGCTCTTAATGATGCTTCTGTTTTAGCGTCTTCTCTTCTAGCACGACTTTCCATCATATAGTTTAATGTTCTAAATATATTTGCGTATTCTACAGCCATTGTTTATCCTTTAAAATAATACTTCCCAAAAACTATCTCTTTTTGATAAATTTTGATTTTGTCTTTTTAATAATTTTTTCTGATTTTCAATAGAAGCTAATGTACTAATTTCATATTCATCTGCTGCTGCAAATCCAGCATCTCTTGTTCGTTCTAGTTGTACATATTGAGATTGAAATGCTCGGTCCATTTTATCAGTTAAAAAATCCATTTCTGATTCTATTGCACCTACATTAGCAAATTTATTTAAATCCAATGTTTGTTCCATTGTTCTACCAATGCCTTCCCATTGTGTACCAGATTCTATTCCAGCTTGTTCAAAACTAAATCTAAATTCGTCTTCAGCAACTTCACGCTGTGCTTGTGCAGTATCTTTTGTAAATCCTAATGCATCATTTAAAAATTCTATTTGTATATTGTTAGAAGCTATTTGCGCTCTATTTGCACTTGCTTCAGCACCAGCTCCGCTTAATATACTATATGCTGATAATCCTAATTGTGCTATTGAATATGGGTCCATTATTCTACCTCGTCTTCCATAGTATATATTTGACTTGCATTTGCATCTACATTAAATAATTGTAAATTTTCATCTACAATACCAGCTTTCTTTAATAATTCTTGTTCTTCGCTATATTCTTCTATAAATGGATTAATATTATCTCTATTTTTATAACGTTTCCACATAGAATTATCACCGTAAAAATCTCCTAAATCTAATCCTTTTTCTTTACCAGTATATGTTGGAGTACCTTGTGGTAGTTGTTGTCTTTCTGTTTCACTTAAACTACCCATTAACATTGTATCTATTTCAGCCCAAGGTGCATATACTTTATCTGTACCAGCCATCATTTGAAATGTTCCATCACCAGCAAACAACCATCTTGTATTAATTTGGTATGGACCTAAATCAAACCCTAACCCAGCTTCATTCTCTCTAATAATCATTTCTCTATCAGCCGATTCTGCTGTACGAATATAAGGAGCAACATCTTCCCAAGCCATATTATCGCTAATCTTATTATAATAAGGTTTCATAAATTGTTGTATTTCTTTTATACGAGCTGTTTGTTCTTTTGTTCTTGCGCCTTTTTTAATACTTACTAAGTCTTTATATTCTGCATAAGTTTCAGTAAATTCAGTCTTTTCTGTATCAGTAAGTCCTACCATAGATGTTAAATCTGCATCATAGTTTGCACTATCTGGACTAAATTTATCTTGTATTAATTTGTCTACGACTTCAGACTTAGAAGACCATTTATCTAAACCATAACTCTTTGTTGACCTATCTGCTTGATAAATAATTTGTCCAGCTTTGTATGCATCTTCTTCACGTAATACTTTAGCCGCTTTTACTCCATAATATCCTGTACCTAATATAGGTTGTGTTTCTCCTGATTTATATGTCCATCCACTACCTTTAGGCAATACAGGTTGTTCGTCTATTTCTCCATTAATAAATTGTTGCATTTTATTTGTTTGATAAGTTTGAGCTAAAGCTCTCATGTCAGCGGCATCGTATTTTGTTTTACCTATTTGCCAAGATTCCATACCTACTTCACTCAATTTATTTTTACCTTCAAAAACATCCATAAGTGTTACTTTATCATATACAACTGTTCCATTAGCTTTTTCTTCAGCAATTGCAACACCTTTTTCTACTTCACGCATACGCTCTTTTTCTTGGCGTCTTGCGTCCATAAAGTTAACTACTTCACCTAAAGCAGTAATATTACGTTGCTTTTGATTTTCGTTGGCATAGATATTTTCTACAGCCATTTTACCCATTTGTTCTTGCATCATAGCATCATACATAGACGCTTTTTGCATACCTGAATATGTTGCTTTTCTTCTAACTGCTGATTTGATAGGAGCTTTAGCCATAAATAATCCTAAAGTTTTTTATACTTAATATAATACTTTTATTGTCTATAATCAACATTTTATCTTGCCCTTGCCTGTACAAATCTTTTTTGTTTATTTGTATCGTCTTGAGGTCGTCCAGAAGATAAATTTATCCATCTTCCATCATGTTTAATAAGTTGCTCTACTTTATTATAGTTTTCTTTATTAACAATATACACAATATCACCATCTTGTCCATCTATATCATTTGGTATTTGTTCTACAAAGCGTGATTGTTTTTGATAATAATGATGATTTCTTCTACGCTCCATTCTATCTTCGCCACCTTGATAGCTAGATAATCTATTATTGTTTTCTGTTTGTCTTGCCATTATTTTACACTCTTTTGTCTATATACTATAGTAATATCATTGACTTCAAAGTTTTGTCTTACCGCACCCGCAGATGCTTCTGTAAGTTGAATACTGATACTTTTTACATTATTGTTATCTATTGGGCTTGTATATAGCTCTATAACGCTCCAATCGCTACTACTAGGTATATTTGTAATAGCATTTCCATCAGCATCTCTAAATACACCACTATAACTATTAGAACTATCTACTGCATATTGAGGCAACACATTAGTTGTTTCATAGTCTATATCATTAATAACGCCGCCTTTGTAAGTAATTTCTACTTTATAAATCTTTTTTCTTGATTGATTACCAAAATTAAAAAACTTTGTTTTCATATCCATTGTAGCAATACTAGAAGTAGGTGTTACTGAATATTTTTGTAATGTAGTTTTAGCAACATCACTTTCATAGCCATATATTAAATCATTATTCCAATCATTTATCAAATTGGTTTTATCTTCAGCATTGATTTGACTATCTCCTTTTACCCAAGAAGCGCTTACTAAATCATAAATTAATATATCTCCACTATCTGTATCAGAACTATCTACGCCACGAACAAAAATAACTTGTTTTGAATCTGGTAAATATCCTACACTTGTTTTTCCTTTAGAATAAAAACTATCCCAAGTTTCTTCAGATACATTGCGTACACCTTCAGTAATAAATAGTTCGTTAACTGAGCGACCATTGTACATATATACTCCGTGTTCATTACACCATACTATACCATAATCTGTTTCAC